AAGGATAGGAATAAAAAGTTAACACTATCTAATAGTAAGTGACGATTCTATTAAATACCATAAATGTAAATAAGCGCAATCGTGCTAGAGCAACCAGTTAGAATTGTTAGGCAAGTCGAGTCAGACTTCTCTATTCTAAAAGCAGATAATCTAGTAATAGGCGGCTATGCTTCTATAGAGGTAGTTGACAAGCAAAACGACCTAATAACACTAAAGGCTCTAAATGAGGCTGTAGAGAAATTCATGGAAGACAAGAAGTTCAGGAACGTCATGTCAAATCATTCCAATGTACAGGTCGGTGAGGTAATAGAGTCCTACAGAGATACCAACGGAACTCTTCACAAGACCCATGTTGATGACGTTGGGTTCTATGTCGTAATAAAACTAAGAGACGACATAGAGAAGGCCAAGGAAATATCAAGGGGAATACGAAAGGGAACCCTGCGCTCTTTTAGCATAGGTGGTCAAGCACTATCGAAGCAGAAGAGGAACAACGACGAGTTTGGGGAGTACAGTGAAATCGACAAACTCGAACTACACGAAGTCACAATTTGCGAGAAGGGCATAAACCCCGAAGCAAAATTTGACGTATTGAAAGAAGACAAAGGTGAAAAAATGACTGAGAAGTTAGAAAAAGCCCTTGCTGAACTCAGTACCTTGATGAAAGAGGTTGATGCCCTTTCAAAAGAGGAAGGCATGATGGACGAGAAGGCCATGATGGACGAGAAGGCAATGGGTGAAGAAGACGAAAAAATGATGACTGAAAAAGAAGACGAAGAAGTGGAAACAATGGACATGGACGCAGAAGCCAAGGCTCTTGATGAGGATTCAACAAGAGACTACGAGGCTGGCGAAGAGGTTGTTAGCGGCGGAAAGCCAACAGCAGCCCCTAAGCAACTCGGTCCAATCTCCAAGGGACTTGAGAGCGGTGACTTCACCACTCTTGACCTTTCCATCGAGAACGTCGAGAAAGCATATGAGCAGTTTAAGGCTGAGCAGTTGGAGAAACTAGCATACGATTCTCTATCTAAGCAGTTCGAGACTCGATTTGCTGAAGAGATGGACATGAAGAAATCTCTTGCTGAGAGAGCAGAATACGATGCACACGCTGAAGTATCCGCACTCAAAGAAGAGTTTGCTGAACTACGCAAGTCTCTAACAGAGAGGAACGATGCAATCGTCAAGGCAGCAGTGCCTTCCCTCCCTGAAGAGGTACTACAATCCGTTGAGAATATCGCCAACATGTCGTGGGACGACATACACAAAATGGCGGGGAACTACTGAGGTGAAAAGAAATGAGTGGATATATTAAAACAATGAGAGATTTGGAGAATGCTTCATACGGACTTTCCGGCAGTGCTGCTGCTGGTAATGCTCTATTGAAGAGTCAGGCTGTAGTGGGTGGTCTTGGTACTGCGCACGATGGAGGAAATTCCCTCCTTACCGGACTAACCGGAACAGCAGACCTATACAACGTCCTTTACGGACAGAAAGTTTGGTCGATGCTTAACCAAGAGGTTAACGCATTGTCTATGGTTGCTAAAAGGCCATACACATCATCGGGATGGAGGGTTCTAAAGAGCCGACCTCAAGGTGGCAGTGGTTCGTCCTTTAGCGTTACATCCGGCGGAGCAGCAGGTTCAACCTCTCCTGACCCGGCTATCATCGGTGGAGTTGCAGAGAATGCTTCTCTAGGTAGCACTGGTTTCGAGGCTCTTGCCCCTGAGTACGACAAACTGTTTGTTAGCCCAAAGACTGTGGCTCATCTATTCGAGTTCTCTGAACTTGGTATGGAACTTGCTGCAATCGATGACGGTGTAGGTGACATCAGAGCAATAGTCCGTGAGGACATGGGTAAGCATCACGCTGAATCCCAGAACAAGATGCTTCTAATGCCATTCGAGGCATACGGACTTGACTCTGACGATAACTCATCGCCAACTGACGACCTATCGATGAACTACACTTCACTACTGAAGATTGTTTCATCCGAGGCTGAAGTTGAGGCTATGGCTGTTGCTGGCTTTATTGGTTCTTCCAATAACACCATCGAGAACGCCGCTGCTGCAATGAGAACAATATACGGCAAAGACAGAGGCGCAACTGGAAATGGATATCTAGATGCTGTTATCAACTTCGGTGACGGATATGCAGCGGCTGATGCAAGGCTACTAACACTAAGCCTACTCAACAGCGTTATCCGCGAAGTGCGTGAGAACGGTGGAAACACCAAGGTCATACTAACTGGATATGACACTGTTCAGGCTATTGGCGACTTACTACAGTCCCAAGAGCGATTCATGGACAGAAGGGAAATCGTGCCAACACACAACGGTGTTCGCGGTGTATCAGGTGCAGAGGTCGGCTTCAGAGTCGCTTCGTACTACGATATCCCAATCATTCCATGCAAGGATATGACCAAGACATCGCATTCAGGCGTGTCTGCTGGTAACAAACTCAGCGACATTCTGTTGCTAGACACTGACCACCTATGGCTATCTGTCATGAAACCAACCCAATACTACGAGGATGGTATCACTAACGGAAACCCATTCGGTGTTGGTAAACTCGGAAACCAAGGAATGTACAGGACAATCGGGGAAACCTGCTGTTCATTCTTCAAGGGACAAGCCAAGATTACGAACCTAAAGAGTGCGTGAGGTGATTAAGCATGGCATTAGCATACACAGTTACTTCGCTTGCCGACCATAAAGGCTACACTGGCCCAAAGGCTGTTGGCGACGAGTTTGTTGTTGATGCTTTGATAGATGTAACGTCAATAGTCGCAACAGGGTCAATAATCCCTGCTTCGGCTCTTGGCCTATCATCTGTTCATTGCGTATCAATCACAGGTTGTGACAACGCTAACGCAGTATTGCCATCAGTAGAGATTAGTGCCGCAGGTGCTTATGAGAGTAGCACATCCTTTGCTCTCATGTTCACTGCATTAGACGGAACTAACGCTACATTGAGCAATGATGCTAACGGCGGCTCTGTCAGAGTCCGTGTTTACGGTAATCTCTAAATAGAACAACGAAAAGTTTAGTCCTGTCCCTCCTTTTTAGGGGGGGCGGGGCTACAACATAATTGCAGGTGCATTTAGATGGTTAAAATACAACTAAAGAATAAATCAAGAGATGAGCCTTTAATACTCAGAAGAGGCGGAGTAACATACAGTATTACTTCGTCAGAAGAGGTAGATATGCCTCTAGCATATGCCGCATACGTGGTTGGAGATGCTATCAAATATCGATTCGACGCATCAGATAAGTCTGATTTGCTTTCTGCCAGTGGCGACCTAGAGCGTATTATTCTAAGGCTAGAGAACGAGGTGTCATTAGACGCCATCGTCACTAAACATTTCCCAAAGAAACTTTCCTCGGTTAAGGCGAAACCCAAGGCAGAGCCAAAGCCTGAAGTGAAGGAAGAACCTGTTGTAGAGAAGAAGGTAGAGCCTGTTGAAGAAGAGGAAAAACCCGCTCCAAAGAAAAGGGGAAGACCCCCTAAGAAGAAGACCGACGATGCTTCTCCTAAGCCCAAGGCAAAGAAAACTAAGAAAACCGTCACCAAGGAGGAATAGGTATGGCGTGTAATTCCAGTGGTGTAAAAACAGCAAGCACAGTGATATCGAAAGACAGATGCAAACTAATCAGCGTACATGCATCAGGGTTCAGTAGCACAGGAACAATCAAGATATTCAACAACACCGCAGCAAGCGGAACAGAACTCGTAAGACTGTCATTCGATGCATCGAAGCAAGTCGCTGCGGAATACGACATGCATGGAGTAATAGCAAATGGGGGGCTTTACTTAGAGATAACCGGCACTGCTGCTGTTTCTGTGGAGTTCGCCTGATATGAGTTACAATACATTTGAGGATGATACTCGCCTCGTTATGACAATTCTATTCGTCGGTGCTGTGAGTGGTGTCAACGTATATTTCTTCGCTACCTTCGGCTCTGCTTTCCTAAGCGTATACGGCCCCTACACCTTAGCAGTGCTATTCGGGGTATTGACAGTCGGAGGAATAATGATTCTGAAATCCGTATTCGATTTGGTTTTGAACGAGTACATCGAGGATTTCCTACTACAGAGAAGCATCAACACCTATTGGGCTAGGAAGGCCAAGGATGAAGAGAACCGCAAGAGAGTTCGTGAGTCCATGCGTCAGTATGAAGAGTTCAGGTTCAGGCCAGCAATTCAACAGCCACAGCAGTTTGTCGATGAGAACGTGATAAATCCGTCCTTCTTGATGACTGAACAGTGAGAACATGCTAGACCAACTATTGATGGGCATCGATGAATCGACTCTCGCATATGATTTGCAGAGAGCGCATTCAGCAGACCTGATGTTCATGAGATTCAGGTTTTGGTTCTGGGGATTTATATCCACGATAAGCGGATTCGTGGTAGGACATCTAGTGGCTTTATTAGGAGTCAATATTTTCTCAGGAGCATGGGAGGGGCTTGTTGATTTTTGGCATCATTTGTTCTGAGGTGATGAAATGTCCTTGATGGCTGGTTTTGCAATTGTAATTGTAGAGGCAGTTGGTAAAATATACAGCAAACTACACGCGATAAACTTCGGCGTGTATGGAGCAACGCAGGTTGGTAAGACGACATTGCATCATCAACTCAGAACAAGAGGCGATGTTCCTAATATCAAGGAGAGAACCGTGGGACTGAAGAGAGCCACTAGGAAGTATGTCAAGATAGACGGCAATGCGCATACAGTGAAGACAGCAGATGTAGGTGGAGAGACACTATACTGGGGGGAATGGGTAAGAGATATGCGAAAACGCCATGTCAGATACGTCATATTCATGATTGACGACAGGCACATGAGCAAGCACTATGATATTGAGCAGCAGTTGTCATGGTCCTTTCTAGTAGATACGATATGCTCTCCACATTGGGATGTAATAAACAAGAAGGGGAAGAAGAAATCATCGGACTATCCAATAGCAGTAGGCATATGGGCAAACAAATTCGATTTATGGAAAGACAAATACAAGTACGATGATATAGAGAAACATCCAATATTCGCAGCATTTGAAGGAGGAATAGAGAAACTAAATGAGAAGGGGGTTCCTGTCTTCAAGTATATAGTAAGTGCTAAATCAGATTCAAAGATGGTATATAGGGGAATACTGACGATGATAGACGATTATTGAGGTGAAAAGATGAGTATGCAATTTAATCCACAGAGTTTTATTGACGCAAGAACGACAACCGTAGAGCAGAATGCCTTCCTTCCGAGGGACAAACTGGCTCGCGCTCCGGGCAGTGTGATGAAGTATGACTTCAAGGCCACGAAGCCCAAGAAGCAGATAAAGGAGATAATCAAAGTCCTGATGCCGGAGAAGAAGAGATTCCTGTTCATGAAGTATGGGCATCTATTCAACATACGAGACAGATGCGTTGTCTGCGGCAGTCATAAGGTGTGGGAGGTATCAGACCCCTACAGGCCCGGAATACCGCTGCATAAGGTCAGAAGAGGATATCCCATGAAAGGAACATACTGTGAGAAACACGCCACGATGTACAAGCAATATGAGATGCTAGAGCAGCAGATACTGGCAGATGAGCATGGCTTGAGTTTCAGTTCCTATGTTCCCTCTCCCAAGAAATTAATATCCTCCGGCCCTCTCAAGACACTAAGGATGGAGGACGTACAATCACTATCTGCTGTTGGATGGACGATAAAACCACCAAGCATGGAATTTAGTTCAAGAGAAGAAGAATTGTATGTGCTACTGATAGAGCAGAAATCCAATACAGAAAGGATACAATCATTACTGAAGGCCGGTACGAAGATAGTGGATGAGGAAGAGGAAGGTGATGAATGATGGGTGTATTCGGTACTAGTAATGGTCAGATTGCAAATCAAATCAACGACAGTCAGACTGCTCAGTTCAAGGCTGTGAACAATCTTCTGACTCTACAGGAGAACCATGTGGAGGAATTCTTCGAGTATCATGGTGTTCAATTCCTAACTGCCTTTGAGCAACTAATCGAGGATGTTGTGGAGAGAGTTGTTTCTCAGCAGTTGAAGAGCCTGAAGTTCAACACGGCATCAACAGGAGAGATAGTCCTACACGCGGATAGCGAAGCAGCATACAACAACGTATCTGACGCTAATCTACAACTTGACATACAGAACCTCCTTGCTGCTGCGGTAAATACTGAAGTAATATTGCAGAGAAGAATGGCGAAGCAGCAGTATCTAGAGACTAAGGGATTCTCTGCTGGTGCTGCTGCCCCAATGCAATCACCAATGGGACAACCGGCAATGGGACAACCGGCAATGGGACAACCCCCGAACATACAGGGACAAGCGGCCTTCGGTGGAGTTAACAGTCAAATAGCGATGCAGCAACAGGCATTCAATCCTATGAATCAATCAGGATATCCAATACCGCCAGCAGGTTATGACCAAATGAATAACCCGTATTGGATTGACCCTGCTACTGGTCAGCCTAGTTATACTCCACCACAAAGCGGGTTGGGACTAGGTAGTGCTTTGGTACACGGAGCCTCAAAAGCAGCAGCATGGGCAAAATGGCTGGCGTGAGGTGAATGGATGACGAATCGCAACCTGTCTATTGATGGGGAAGATTTCGGCTTAAACTTCAACCCAAAGTTCACACCTGATGTCAAGACATTAGACATTGAAGCAATTTTCAAGAATAAAACCACTCGCTCCATAGCAGTGGGGGTTCTAAAAGAGGTAGAGGGTGTAATTGGGACGCTTCAGAATAATTATACTAAGATGACAGACCCGGATAATATAGAGAAATTAAGTGATAAGAAAGACGATACTAAGGAAAATGCTCTTTCAGACAGAGAGTTATATGGAAAATACGTCAAACTGGTTTCTGAGAAAGTTCTACAGTCAACGGTATCGGATTTACTCAAGGTATTCGATGATGCCGGAATCAGAAAAAGAGTGTTCAAGAAATTCCCAAAGGGCGGGATATTACAGAACAAATCCTTGGAAACGTATCTCAAGGATAATGATATATTGATACAGGATATGAGTATCAATTTCCTCAGAGATGCATCTGCTACAAGAGAGCAGCAACTATCCCTCACTGA